GGTTCATGGAAGGTCTGGGATGATGGATTGGCTCGCCCTCCAAAGGCAGTTACCAACTGGGCACTCAAGAAAGCGAAGGAGGGATCACCGCAAGTGGCGTGGCCAGCCCGTGAGTACGCCAGAGGTCTATCCGACTGGTTGGTGAGTGGCACGGTTACAGCCATTCATGCCAGCGAGTTCAGCGTCAGCAGCGACGAAGGGTTTGCTGGAACGGCTGATGCCCTGATTGACACCCCACTGGGTCTGACGATCTGCGACTTCAAGACGACTAGCCGTGAGGCTGACAAGCCAGAGGCATGGCTGAAGGATCACCAGGATCAGCTCGGGGCATACTCGCTTGCCCTACGAGAGCGGTCTGGTCTGCGATGTACTGCTGGAGCGGTGGTGATTGCGAAGCCAAACGGCAATGTGCAGTTGCGGATGCTGAGTGAACTTGAGATGAGAGGTTGCGAGGCTCGATGGACCGAGCGGAACAACCTTTACAAGGAGATGTTGATGAGCGGCGAGGTTATGTAGTGGAGGAAGCGTTTGACCTGCTGTATCGCGGGAAATGTAATGTTTGTGTTGCAGCAAAAAAAGCAGGCGTCTCACCAGAAGAGATGAAACGCCTGTTCAGGGGTTATGTAGCGGAGCGCCCAATTAATGTGAACGATCCGGATGTGTGGCTCGGAGACGTGGAGTTAGGTTGGCCCTGGGTCTGAATCCTTCGCCACCGTTGGCGGCTCGGATATACATTCTTCCATTACACGGCGTTCGTAGTACCGCTTCAAGCGGAGGCAGTCATTGGCGCGGACAAAGTTGCCCTGTTGTTCAAAGATGACTGCCCGAGCTGCTTCATAACGGATAGCAGTTGGCAGAAGGTCTGTTGGAACGCGTGAACCTTCAGGGGAGTAACGGTTGCCATTGAGTTTGGTGCTCATGAGTTGTACTTCCGGTTGTAAGCGTCAGTGTGCATTTCATCCAAGGTGACGGGAGGTTCACCACCGGAGTTATCCCAAAGGTGATCAGGAGATGGATCAGCGTCAAGTTCATTTTCCAAGTTAGGAATGATCAAATTCTCCAGCAGATGTCGCATAGAGGTAGTTAGATGTTCATCCATCATGTGGCGCTTATCTTCCCGCTCAACAACAGCTTTGAGCTGCTGGAGCGTGGATTCGATGACGGTGTATTCGTTTGTCATTTGAGGCTCCGGTTGCGCTCTGCTGCGCTGGGGATGGAACGGTCTAGTTCATCTTGTTCTTGAAGCCACTGCATCATTTCGATTTCAGCGTCTGACGGCGGCCAGGGGTCTTCATATTCGGAGGGGAGCAGATCGCGGGGATCATCGGTGCGGATTGTGGTCATCGTTTCGTATGTTTTAGGACGTTGAAGCAGAGATCTTGGAGATCTTTATTTAGAACAGTTGTATCGCCACATTTTGCGGCTTCTAGCTGATCTCTAAGTACCTCCTCAGCATCAGCACGTAATTGGCGTTTCGTGCCGTTATCCCACGGTTCATCGAGCGTAGAGATGAACTCGCGGAAGTAGTTGTACGCGCTACGTTCCGAGACTCCGTAGTCGTCCACCAGTATGGAGACGATCTCTTTCCTGGAGTGATCATCCTCATAAAGCTCCTTAATTTTCTGAAGGCAGAGGTCATGGGTGGCCTGTTGTTCATTGGAACGGGGCATTGCACAGTGCAATTTGCAAGGTTTAGATCAGATTTTGAAGTGCTTGGTAAAAGGGTTGCTTGGAGCGGACATGACTTTCTCGTGACCTTTGTGCTCAAAGAAGCGGTAGAGGTTTTTGGTGCATTCTCGGAAGTAACGCAGTTTGGAGGAGTTATCGCCACAGCAGCGTTGATGCTGAGTGCAATACCAGCGTTCTGCGGTCATCTGTTCAAGGTCAGTCATTGGAGAAGGGTTGCGACCTCTAGTGCTTCCAAAGGTTGCAATCCAGACCCAGCGGTTGATGACTTTAGCTTGATCGGGATGTGCTCTTAAGGCATAGAGAGCGGCAGCCGTCACAAGGGGTTCGGGATTGGGACGATTGAACCAAGTAGGCAGCTTGCCCTGTTCGGTTTGACCATTGGACCAGAAGAGGTCAATAACAGGTCTCCATTCTTCGTGGATCTTGCGATTTAGCATCTGTTCTGGATGATTAAACTTCTTAGCTGTTCCATATAGCCCATCAATTTCCTCGCTGATGTCGTCAGCGACTTTGCCTGACTGGAAATTGACATCTAGGAATCGAAAAACCTTAAGCGTATGAGTACCCAGCAGCTCACCCCACTTTGCGAGGTAACGATCTTGCATGGAACGGGAAGCCGCTGTGTCTGAATAACAGAGGGCTTTTCTGGGGTCTAAGTTTTTAACAACAAAGACCTCTTGCGGTTTGCCAGTTTGGATAATCATCTGGCAGGTATGCTTGCCGTTACAGAGACGGCCATCTGTATCGAATTTCAGGTAAGTATCGTGTCCATAAAAGAAGCCCGCCTTTTCTTCTTTTATGAGGTCATTCAATCGAGCAACTTTGAGTTTGCGATTGAATGGATGTTCATTGGCTAAGAACTCACGGGCGAGTTCGGGCGTGACGACCATAAGGTCGGCATGAGGCTTGTTCATTGGAACGGAAGGTGAGTAGGAGGCGCTAGCCGTGGTGTCATTCACGGCTATCGAGTAATAGATTAACCCTTATGTGGTGTGCGTCAAGGCGATTCATGGCACCATTCACACAGAATCGCCAATCAAGCGTTGGAAATCCCCAATCACCGCGTGGAACGGGTCGACGACATGACCCTGAGCTACATCCTGCGGGCGATCCAGGCGTATGCCAGCACGGCTGAGGGGCGGCAGGGACCCCTAGGCGACAGGCTCTATGGCCGGAAGGCCTATGAAGCCATAGCCAGGGTTAAGGCTGATGCCCTAGCCCTGGTACGGTTCGACCATTAGGCCGCTGCGGTCGGATAAGCGTTGAGATACTCCAGGATGTCTTCCCTTAGCCGGTCGAAGCCCTCCCGCCATGGCGTGTCATCGTGCCGGGCTGCGAACACTGACAGCCCGTAATCCTGAAGCAAGCTCACCCGGTCGCTGATGCTCTCCTGTTCCCAGTCGGAGTTAATGGCGTCGAATTCGAGCTGGCTGTGATCATCATCAGAAATCAGCGGGTAGCTTTCTAGGTGTTCAACTGTTTCGATCTGATCAGCCGTTGCCAGTCGGACATCTAAGACCACGCCCTCCCCATTCCACCCATAACCGACAGTCAGGATGGCATCGTTCGGGTCTGCTGTTGCTGCTGGATCGGTAAACGTCCGGAAGTTCGACAATCCCACTAGGCCGCTGTTGCCATAATCGGAGTAGCCCATAAGGCTTGGTACGAAACCCAGGCTGACGCCCTGCCATCGTTCCTGAAGACATACGGCAAGGTGATCATCCGGGCCCTGGTGCCATTGGTGCGAACAGTCGCGCTCCGGCTCACCGTCCCGGATCAACAGCCAATGGCCCCGGCAAGTTGCCAGGGCGTCGATTCTGTCGCGTAGTGCTGGTGATAGTCCCATGGTTCAAACGTTGCTGTTTTGTAGAAATTTGGCGGCCCGTTGTGCTTCCCTCAAGCTGTCGTAAGCCTGGAAATCTCCACACGTTTCTATCTCGCCTGAGTCAGCACAAAATCGGAGAGTCCACAGCCGGGGCTGTTCCTCTGTCCACTCTCCCTTTGAAGGGAGATAAACGCTTTCGAATTGTTCGGACGTTATGAAATATGCGCCCGTTGGAACGGGGAACACAACGGACGAAACCCGAGTGCTAAAAAAGCGCATGTTTCCAGCGCTGAACCAATAGGCCCCGGGCTTGCCTCCCTTCGCTTTATTCAGGGCCCGTGACCGGGCCTTGATTTCTTCAATGGTGTGGATCATCGGATGGCACGGATACGATCGAATAAATCGTGGATTTGATCGCTGGTTAATAAGACCTTTTCGCCGGTCTTGTCGGTGAACATCAGGGGAACCCCAGGGATCACCGGCTGGTTTTCTCCCCACTGCGCCATGGCACAAGTGAGGAACAGCGCTTCGTTTGAAGTTAATTTCACAGAACGGCTCCGTTGGTTTCACTTAAGTCATCCCAGATTCCTCCGGCATCTTCCACCGCTTCCCGCTCCGTTTGGAACGGTCCCACGGCGTCACCGTCTGGCAGACAGCCGGGGAAACACGGCCACCAATACCAGCCAGCCTGAACCGTTTCGGCGTAGTTATCGAAACGTTCCCCAGTGCTGGTGATGGGATGTTGATCAGTGTGAAAAGCTTCCAGCGACCCATAGCCCGCGCCTGAGTCGCTGGCGAATTCGTAATAACTCATCGCGCCACCAGCTTGTAGATCTGGGTTCCGCTGTGCTGGGTCGGTTCCTTCGCCAGCTCAGCCAGCGCAACATGCCACGCCGTGCCGATCATGCCGACACAAAACAGCGCCATGCATGCATCGTGAATCTGCTTTTCGTAGCGGTGGATCATCGTCTTAAAAAAGGGTTGAGAGGTCTAAGAGGGTTGATCGTTTGTCTTCCTTGACACCAGCACCGGGAAGCACTGGCGAGACGAGACAGCAGCCGTTGAGCGTTAGGGGTCGCCCGTGTCGGCTGCTGATGGGTCGTTTCAGCTGTCAGCAGCCAGCGAGTAACGCTGATGCAGGGATTCTCGGAGAGCGTCCCAGCCCTGAGCGCCTAAGAAGATATGGAGCGTGTCGCCGTTGCGGTCGGTGATGCTGAGAAGTGAGCCCATCTGGACAACCGACACGTCGGTTTTATCGAGATGAACGGTGAGCTTGTGCTCGGTTTTGGTTTGCATTGGAGCGGTTAAGCAGGACACGGGACGGGGCTTCCCCCCTCCCTTTCCAATAATAGTTTATCCCCTGCCGTTTTGCCTAGTAGTTAATTGCCATTCACGCGAAAGGCCATTCACGCGAGGAAAGCCAGCTAATGCCGTCGTCACTTCCGGCAACTCCTCGCGCCTACCATCCGCAGCCCTAAGCTGTCAAGCGAACGGGGGGCAGTGTTGCAAAATCTGACTTTGGTTCACGTTCGCGAGGAACCTACACATATATCCGCTAAACAGTCGATTAAGTACTAAAAAAGCCCCCGAGGTGGGGGCCGGTGTTGAGTTTGCTGGAGCGTGGGGATCAGTCGCCTTTATCCTCGATCGAGATTTTAAGTTCAGGGGCTTGGATATTGACGGTTTCGACGGACTCACCGATGACGCGACCAATGGAGTCGAGCACTTGGCTTGCGGTTTGCAGTTGTCCTTTTTTGAGGGCCTGATGGAACAGCTTGGTTCTCATGTGTTGAAGACGAGCAAGCATGTTATCTCGATCCGCTTGCCAGTCTTCATCAACGAGCAGCTTTACTTCGCGCCAATCGCGCCAAGCAGTTTCAATCGAGACCTGTTCTTTTTCAGCGTGATCGTACACAAGCGCCCTAGCGGACAGTCCATCCAACTGCCTGCGATACAGTCTGCGAATACGGTCTTGCTTAGCTTGTGTGGTGCGATTAGTGAGGGCCATCTATATCGACCGTTTTTTCGATATTAACCGCCCACACACCCTTCTGGCACGTATGGGAGGGGGGTAGGGGTTGAAAAAGCAGTTAATGTTTGCGGTATGGCAGTAAAAACAGAACCCATCAACTTGAGATGGGCCCAAGGACAGGTTTATTCGAGCGAAAAGCGCTTCCGCGTTCTGGTTGCAGGCCGCAGATTCGGCAAATCGTACCTGTCTTGTGTTGAGCTGGTGCGTGGAGCGATTGAGAAGCCGGGTGAAACGTTTTTTTATTGCGCTCCGACTTACCGGATGGCGAAAGATATTGCTTGGCGAGCGTTAAAGAAGCTGGTTCCGAAGGTTTGGATCCACAGTAAGAACGAAACAGACCTCAGGATTGAGCTAATCAACGGTTCAACGATTGAGTTGAAGGGCACCGAAAACGCAATGGCGTTGAGGGGCCGCAGTTTGAGCGGTGTGGTGCTGGACGAAGCGGCATTTATGGATTCAGAGGTCTGGTTTGAGGTGATCAGGCCAGCTTTAGCGGATAAAGAGGGTTGGGCATTGTTTATTTCGACGCCAGACGGTACAGCTAGTTGGTTTTATGACTTGTGGTGTTATGTCCCAGAGGACGAAACAGGAGATTGGCAACGATGGTGCTATACGACGATTGAAGGAGGAAA